TGGCCGATCTCTTTACTTATGAGAGTATCTTGTCCGGACATTAGGGAAGTCCATCTGTTTCCTTCCGTTCCGATCACATTCCGTTCCGTTCCTTTGACATCCAACGGAAGCAATGAGGAATTCCCGACATGACGCCGCCCTGATCGAGGAGTGCGCCGCCGCTCACTCCGTCTCCGTCCGCGCAGTTCGGAACTGGCGCACTCGTGAAGATCCACGCTGGAGGGAGTTCGTCCGGTCCCGGGCACAGGATGCCACCTTTTCCTTTGCCCGCCCCGAGGCCTCCGCCAAGCCGATGACTCCGGACGAAGCTGAGACCGCCGCAGCGGTCAGGGTTTCAAGGCTTTCTTCCCTCTGCGATCAGGCCGAGGCCAATGGAAACATCAACAGCCTCGGCACCCTCATCAAGAATACGACCGACGCTCATAAGCTCTGGATTATCGCCGCTGAGAATAACCTCAAGCTCGCCACCGCCTCCGGAAAGCTGGTCGAGGTAGCCAAGGTCAGCGAGTTCATACTGGGGAATCTCGCCATGGCCAAGCATCTCATGGAAAACCTCCCCGACATCTTGGCCTCGAGGATCGACTCCGCCGTCGATGTCTCCGCCATCACGCGCGAGGAAGTCCATGTCATCCTCCGCGAGCTGGCTGTCTCCTCCAGATCCACACCGTGGAGCACCCCGTCACCCGATGTCACCGGCACTGCTGGAGCTTGAGACCGAACTGGCCTCCATGTGGGAGCCACGGATTCGCCCCGACCCCCTCGCGTGGGCCGAGAGCGAAGTGACTATCGACCCTCGCTTCAGTCCGAAGCCCGGGCGCTTTTCCTGCGACTTCACCCCCTACCTTCGTCGGCTGCACCTCTGGTTCGGAGATTCCTCTGTCCGGCAGATCACCTTCGTGAAGAGCGCCCAAGTTGGAGGGACTACCCTCCTTGCTAATCTCATCCAGTGGGTCATCGCCGAGCAGCCGGGGCCGGTGCTCTACGTCACCTCCACGGCGGAGAATGCAAAGTCATGGAGCGAGCGGGAGCTACTTCCACGGATCAGATCGTGCGCCGCGCTGCGCCACCTCATCCCGGACGATCCCGACCTCATGAAGAAGACAGAATTTTCCATGAAATCCTGCACCGTCAAGCTGACCGGCTCCATGTCCGAGGCAAACTTGGCGTCCAGACCGATCCGCTACCTCTTCGCTGATGAGGTTTCCAAGTGGCCAGACTCCTCCGATACTGAGGCACCGGCCCTCGAGCTTGCCCTGGCGAGAACCAACTTCTACCGATCCATCTGCAAGAGAGTCCTCGTCTCGACGCCGACCGTCCCCACGTCCGCCATCTGGACCAACTTCCTCGCCGGGAGCCAGCACCGCTTCCACATCGCCTGCCCCGACTGCGGCCACCGCCAGCACCTCCGCTTCGAGCAGGTCCAATGGTCACTCGACTTACGCGGTCCGGACGGGGCGTGGGATCAGGATGGCGTGGCCGATACCGCGTGTTACCAGTGCGAGGAGTGTGGGGAACTCTGGCCCCAGACCATGCAACGCGACCTCGTCTCGCGTGGCGAGTGGATCGCCGGGAATCCCACCGCCCCGAGGGATCACATCTCCTGCCATATTAACTGCCTTTATTCCCCCCAGATGACGTGGGGCGAGACTGCTAAACTCTTCCTCCAGAAGAAAGAAACCCCGGGCGGCCTCCATGATTTTCGCAACACCTACGAAGGCCTGCCCTTCGAGGCGAGAGCGACCACCATTAAGGACGAGAGCCTCCTTGACCTACGCGGCGGCTACCGCCAGAGAGAGATCCCGACGGCTGCGGTGATCGACGGACAGGCACCCATGCTCACCCTCTGCGCCGATCCCGGTGGCAAGCGGACCCACTGGACCGTCGAGGCTAGGATCATGACCGGAGAGAGCTGGGTCATCGACTGGGGTGAGGTAGGGGAAGTGGACGACCTCGTTAGCGAAGAGTTTCTACAGGCCCGCAAGTACCTCCTCCCGGATGGAGTGACGACCGTGGCCCCCATGGCCGGACTCATCGACTCAGGCTTCTTCACCGAGCGAGTCTATGGCGTCTGCTCCAGATCCGATGGACTCTACTACCCGAGCAAGGGAGGCGCCGCCACCTTCAAGCACTTCAGCGCCAGCCCACTCCCCGGCATCGGCTCCATCTTATACGCCTACTCCGATTTTATTTGGAAGATGCACCTCTACGTCGAGCGTATCCAGAAGCAACTCCCTCCACTCCTTCACTTCCCGATGGATGTCTCCCGAGACTTCCTTGCCGGTCATAGCGGACAGGTCCTGATCGAGAACAAGAACAACCGCAATACCCCTTACCAATTCAAAAACCTCGAGAACGACCACTTCGGAGACTGCACTAAGTTACACTGCATTGCCTGGGCCATCCTCCGGGAGAAGTTGTGAACTACCCGATCAGGAACGTCATCGCTGTCGATGTCGATGGCACCTTAATTCATGGATCAGCAGTCAATGACGTTTTAATTTCTTGGCTCCGGGTGAAAAAGGAAGAGGGCTATGAGTTGATCCTATGGTCGGCCCGGGGGAGGGACCACGCACGCCGCGCCGCCAAGATCACGGGCACAGAGACTCTTTTCGATGCGATCATCTCCAAGCCAGGCCGCATCGTGGATGACTTGGGTTGGTCATGGATCAAATGGACGAAAATCATTCACCCCTCCCGAATCACTAACCTTTGACACGGCGGCGGAGGCATGGCCTCCGACATCACCGATCCCGTCAAAAGCGCGGGAGTTAAGAAGTATCTCCGCCGCACCAAGAGTGTTGAAGAGTTAAAGGCTCTGGCGGATGCCTGCTTTGGAAAGGCAGTCGAGGAAGTGGTCATCCTAAATACCGCCGCAGAGGGAGGCTCCGCCGGTGGCGAGGTCTCCATGCCAGCGGGGATCTTACTAAATGCCATCGAAGAGGTGCTGGCGGAACTCGGGGAAGTCCCCCTTCGCTCCGACGGCACGATGATCGGACGCCAACTCGGCACCCGTCCTGACTTCAGCGGGGCGCGATTCTCGATTTGATTCCTTTGATTCTTTGACAGCCGCCGCCACCTATATGGCGACATCACTCGACGGAAAATCAAAGCGCGGCGGGAAAAGGGAAGGCGCAGGCCGACCTAAGAAGGGGACCAACTTCTCCCAGACTGACGGCATCGCATCCCCGCAGCGGATGTGGATCTACACGCCGACCCTCGACGCATCCAAGGCACTCACTCCTTCGGCGCGATTAGAGCAGACCAAGAAGAGCTTCTTCCTCTACGAGAACATCGGCCTCGCAGCGCGGGCCGTGGACGGTATTGCAAAGTTTGTCGGCCCCCTCATCCCGCAGGCTAAGACCGCCGATGAGAAGTGGAACAGACTAGCAGAGCAGGCCTTCGAGAGTGCCTGTGGGAATGCTCCTTTCGGTGTCGATGTCGCCAAGCAGGTCAACTTCTACGATGCACAAGAGTTACTGGTGAAGCAGATGGCTCTCGCTGGTGATGTCTTCTGGCAGAAGCAGACCTCCAACTCAGGCCGCGCCCTCTTTCGCATCATACCAGGAGAGAATATCGGTTCCTCCCATGCAGATGTGAAGGATGGATGGCAAGACGGAGTGAAGGTCTCCAAGAGTGGCGCTGCGGTGCGCTACCGAGTCCTCAAGTCCCCCGGCAGCTATAGCGAGTATAACGAGATCAGCGCCGATGCTCTCACCCGCGTGGGCAAGATTGATCGGATCGGTCAGGTTCGCTCCCGCCCTTGGCTTCACCGCGCCGCCGACAACCTTCAGGATGCCTCCGAGATCGTCTCCTACGAGAAGATGAGCGCCAAGCTCGGGGCATCCCTAGCCTTTATCATCACCTCGCCTGAGAGCGGAAGCATCGGCCTCGGCAGCTCGCTAAACAAAGTGGCGACCGGCGGCGGTGGCTCCATCACCAAGGACATGATTACCGAAGGCGGATCCATGATCCCCCAGCTCAAGCCGGGAGAGACGATAACCTCATTAAATAACACCCATCCCGCCAACAATCTCGACGCCTTCCTGACCTATCTTCGCCGCGACATCGCGCATGGATTCAATATCCCTGCTTCTGTCTTGTTTGATCCAGAGGCCGCCGGTGGAGCAACGATGCGCTACGCGATGGTCGATGCAGCCAAGACCATCTCCCGCATTCAAGAGATTATCATTCAGCAGTTCTGCGCCCCATTCTGGAAATTTTGGATCTTCCAAGAGATCGAGGCTGGCCGACTTCCTTTCCCAAATGATGAAGGAGCTTTCCTGAATAGTATTGATTGGGTCGCTCCCATGAATGTCTCGGTGGACATCGGGCGCGATGGTCGCCTCTATTCCGATATGCTCCAGCGTGGTCAGATTTCCCCGCAGGACTTTTTTAATATGCAGGGCAAGGACCACGACAAGGTACTCGATGACACCATCCGCGCAGCAGTCCGTAGGAAGAAGCGGGTAGCAGAGATCGCCGCCGAGGAAGGTGTCGAGATCAGCGTGAATGAAGTTTTCCCGCCCGCCCCCGGCTCGCCGATGCCGATCCCCCAGCTAGAACCTCAGATCGACCCCTCGGTTTGACATCCTCACAAATCTCAATCATGGGTCGCATCACCTTATTTGCAGCAGCTGCCGGGTCACAAGTTGACCGCGAGGCTGGCGTACTGCGCGGTTGCTCAGTCATCACCGAGGGCGAGGCCAAAGGTCACGGCATGATCGTTGATTCGATCACCCTGGAGCAAGTAAAGGCCTGCGCCGAGACCTACGTGGACGGACTGAGGGTCAAGCTGGATCACTGCACCGGCATCGAGGCCATGGTGGGAGTCCTCCGTGACTTCTCAATCGACGGAAATCAACTCCGCGCCGACCTCCACCTTCTCAAGAGTCATGAGGATTTTGAGAAGATCCTTGAGATGGCCGAGAATATGCCCGGCAGCTTCGGCCTCTCCATCTCCTTCAGCGGAGAAAGTGAAGCTATGACAGAGGGACAGATTCCGTCCGCTCGCTGCATGGAGATTTATTCCGCTGACCTTGTGGATCAGCCAGCAGCAAACCCTACCGGCCTTTTTCAATCTATGCCAGACACCACCACCCCAGAAGAGGTTCCCGTCGTTGCCCCTGTTGAAGAGGTGCTGTCCGAGGAAGTCACCCCGCTCGTTGAGACTGTCATCACCTCCTCCGAGCCAGTTCCTGAGACCGCTCCCGAAGTGGCTGAAGAGGTGGCCATAGAAGTGGCAGTAGAGACCGAGATTGTCTCGCTAGAGGATGAGAATCTAGCGACTGAGGCTCCAGAGGTGGTCGATCCCGTCCTCTCCGACGAGGAGGCCGAGAAGGTCATCCAGACCAAGCTCTCCGTGGTGGTCGAGTCCTTTGACCTCCAGAAAGGCGAGATCATCTCCCTCCGCGCCAACCTTCAGGCCGCAACGATTGAGATCACAAACCTCAAATCGGAGAATGCCAACAAGGATCTCCGCATCGCCTCCCTTGAAAAGACCAAGCGAATCGCCCTTAGCGCCGCCGGGCTTCTCCCATCGGATGTCGAGCTGGAGATCTCCATCGACGCTACCCCGTTCAACGCTGTCGAGGCTTACTCCGCAGCCGTCGAGTCCGGGAACAAGCAGCTCGCCGCCGATCTTTTCAAGGATCACAAGAAAGCAATTTTCGCCGCTAGAAACGGCAAATAATTTCATGAGGGACTAACTCTCTCAGGAAAGCCAGCAACAACAAACCCAACCCCACCCACCATGCCTAATACCATTGATGCAGCCTTGATTGGCTCTACCATCAGCGAGCAGGCTCAGACCGTACTTGGCAACCGCCTGGCCGCCCTGAGCCTTTTTTCATCTGACTTCTCCGCAGAGGTCAAGAAGCCCAAGGACACCGTTCAGGTGGCCGTCGCCACGGCAACCGCCAGCACCCAGACCAACCCCACTGCTTTCAATAGCGTCGGTGGCACGACTCTGGACAAGGCAACCGTCGCCCTCGATCACATCTACCAGCCGTTTGGACTGGAGTATGGTGACATCCAGAATGCAGTGAAGCTCGAGAAGCTCGTGAAGATCAACTTGAACGCCCTCGCCGACAAGATCTGGTCGATCGTTACAACCCCGATCACCGTTGCCAACTTCGGCAGCGCAATCGTGGCTCCAGCAACAGCAGCCGCCAACTTCGCCGCAGGCGATCTGGCCAAGCTCTGGTCCTCCGTCTCCAAGAGCGGCAGCAAGGGGCTTGTCCTCTCGCCTACGCTTTACAGCGGCATCATCCCCACGGCCACGACTGGCCTGACCCTCGACAAAGGCGCTTACGGTTTCGACAGCGGAATCTTCTACGCGAACTCGTTCAGCGGACAGACCCGTCTCGCCGGTTTCGCTTGCAGCCCCGAGGCTCTTGCGATCGCCTCCGCAGCTCCTAGCCTCGATCACGTCCGCAGCAATATGCTTGTGAGCGATGTCGTGGTTCTTGAGAGCCTCGGACTGAGCATCTACTACAATGTGTGGGCAGATCCTAGCTCCCGAAGCATTGTGGCAAGCGCCGAGGTAATGTTTGGTGCAGTGAAGGCTGTCACCAGCGGAACGATGGGCTTGATCGTCGCAGCCGCCTAGTCCTCCCCAGTCTCCTCAGAGACTATCCAGCAAGGCCGATCCTCTAAATGGGGGTCGGCCTTCTTGTTTTGACAGCCGCAGCGTAGTTAGTGAATCCACTTGCCATTGCCGCCGCACGAAAGAGGGACTTGAAAGCAATCAATGAAGGGCATGGCACCCTTATCTCAATCAACGGCCTTCAGTTTCGGGCAACCACCAGCATCCCTACTTCTGATGCTCCATTGGGAATGGGTGGCTTTGATACGGAGTGGCAAGTGAATGCATGGTGGCCGGTGGGAGTAGCTCCGGCCCCCGCCATTGGATCAACGCTGATTTTAGTTGAGCAAAACCTTTCCTTCAAAATCAAGACGCCGCCAGTAACACGCCCTGGGGCCATGGGTCAGGCCATCCACGTCACAGGCTTTAGGGGATAATTTATGAACCCCCTCCTGCTCGAAACCGCCCTGAAGGCCGCGCTCGCCGCCTCCGCCTTCCCGACCACCACGATCTACACCGGCACGAGTTACGACGAGCTGACGCCTGAGACGCTGAATCTCATCGTCTCCGTGGACTCCCTCCCTCACACGGCAGGCGGACTCTACAAGGGCAACGTCACCTTCAAGGTCACGGCCCCCGCTCTCCTGGGTGCGACGAGTTACGCTCAGATGAGTGATGCACTCGCCGTCCTCCAGAATAACCTCACCGCCGCCTACTTCACGACCAACTGGCCGACCGCTGCCGGGACACCGACCTTCAGTGGCCTCTGGGTCGAGGAGACCAAGAGCAGCCAGCACGACCACGGATGGGTGGCCGAGATCACCGCCATCGTTGGGATCTCCCTCTAGGCATTTGACACCTACCCAAAGTCATGTCCGACGAGCGCAAGCCGAACCCCCTCATCCTCGAAAAGGATGTAGTCGCCACTCCTCCAGTTCCCTCCTCACCAACACCCCCAGCCACCCAATAATATGGCCGCAACAATCGGAGTCTCATCCGCCTTTCAGGCACTCGTCACCCCCGGCACCGGGACTGTCATCACCGAGGTTAGCCAAGATCAGTCCAAGGAAGTCAAGACCATCAAGAACTCCTCTGGCGTCACCGTCCAAGTCGGCGTCCTCCCCGTGGTGGAGACCAAGATTTCTGTGAAAGGCAAGGGCGCTCCGGCTCTCTCGCTGGTGGTTGCTGGGACGGCAGGCGTCGGCGCAGCGATCACGACAGGCACCGTGGCCATCACCTCCGTCTCCGTGGATGAGAGCAACGAGGATTACCCCGACTTCAGCATCGAAGCGATTTCTTGGGCTTAACCCCTAACCCTTCATCCCCAACCTCCCCACACCATGCCTGCCGTCACAGCCTCCATCGGGATCTCCTCCTTCACCACTGGCACGATTTCCAAAGTCACCACCTCTCGCAAAGTCGAGACCAAGGTACTGAAGGATTTTGCTGGAGCCTTCTCCGCCGCAGCCAAGTTCGACCCCACCGGCAGCTTCTCGGTGAGCGGATCGGGCGACTACCCAAGCATCACCCTCGGCGTGGCCTCCACGAACCTCCCCAGCACCCTCACTGGCGGCGTCCTCGTCATCACCTCATTCAAAAAGTCCGAGAAGAACGACGATTGGCAGTCTTGGGAATACTCGGGCGACCACTACCCAAACGCCACCTAAAGCCTCCTAGTAAGGCTAGCCCATACATTTTATCATGATCGACACCAACACCAAGGTCAGCGTCCTCGCCGACCACGAACACCCGCTCAAGAGCGCGAATACCCACCTCGTCGCCGCAGCCTGCACCGCAGGCGCGGAACTCGCCCCACAGGGTTACCTCGACACCATCGAGCAGGGGCTGGATGGCAATCCCCGACGCACAGTTGTCTGGCTCATGGCCGACAAAGAGATCAGCTTCTCCGCCGTCGAGGCCGAGACCATCTCCACCCAAGAGTTTATTCGCCGCTGGATGGACAAGGAATGGCTCGCCGCAAATCCCGATCACCCGCTCACCTACATGCGCTACTACCAGCAGACGCTGGCCAAGTTGCGTGACGCAATCCGCGATCAGACCCCGACGATCAAAGTCACAAGGGGAGGCCGCGCCGCCTACATCCCGGCAAGTGCTTCCGAGGCCGAGCGCAGCAAACTCCTGAGCAAACTCTAAAGTCATGAGCAACATCACCCAGGACACCCTTTATCGGTCGGACGCTCCCACGCTAAACGAGCGCATCTACCAAGAGGAGCCGATCATCGCAGGGGTGAAGGTGCGCCCCTATAACCAAACGGTGAAGCTCAAGTTCTCCCGCCTGCTCAGGTGGACGGCCTGCGAGGACGAAACTGACAGGAACGAGGAAATACTCTTTGGGTTCATTTACCTCATTGCCGCACCCATTGAGCGTGTCTCACTCAACACGCTGAACCGCTCGGCCTACCTCATCGACAAGGACGCCTTCCTGGCTGACTTGAAGGATGACGACTTGAAGGCTGGAGCCGATTGGTTTGTCACCGTGACCGGGCTGGAGCGAGAGACAGCGGTCGAGGTGCTTCCGAAGCCCTCCTCGGCCCCCTCGGAGACCGCACCCCCAAACTCCTAGAGCCTCCCTCACTCGCCGCGCTGATCTTCACGCTGGCCAAGGAGGGGGGCTTTTCAGAGGCAGAGCTGATGGAGATGCCAGTGTACCGCATGAATGCCTACTACCACGCCGCGCTCCGTAGTCACGACTGCTGGACGGTGAAACCCTCCGCCCCGGCAGAAAGTCAGATCGACAACCTCCTAGCCTTCGCGGCGGCAGCGGTTGACATCGAGGAGGAAGAGTGAGCAAGAACGGACTAACCATCGACACGCGAAATTTTAACCGCGCCGTGAAAGAGTTGTCTCGGCTGACCGGCGTCAAGTTTGAGGATGTCCTGAAGGCCGAGATCGGAAGCATCCTTTCCCAGACCATCACCAACACGAAGAAGGCAACACGGGCGACCATTAAAAAGAGCTTGGGCGACTGGCTCGTGCTAAAGGATGGCGGCGGGAAAGTCACCCGATACTACCTCCGCAACCATTGGTCAAATGACCTCTGGCAGCACATCATCTCCTCCCGCGATCGCCGCATCGTTGAACTCATCAAGCGCATCGGAACGGCCAAGAAGAGTTGGCTCCTGCTTGCAAACCAGATGGGCATCACGCTCCCGAAGGCCCCCCCGGCTTATGTGGCCAAGGCCCTAGTGAATGGCAAGGCACTCACAAGTGAGGTCTCCCACACCCGGAAAGTGAGCATGGGGAAGGTAGGCTTCACTATTGATAACTTCACCAGGGCGGCAATCCGTGGAGCAGGCAAGGCGGCGCTCCTTAAAGCGATTAACGGACGCACCGGCTATTTCTACAGAAACCTCCGCAGCGGAGCATTCAAGAAGGTGGCTGCAATGGCAAAGAAATATCCCGGCTTCAAGGTGAGGGGAATCTAACCTTTGACATCAGCACTCTGGAAAGATGGCTAACGAATCCCTCCAAGCTAGTTTCGGCCTCGACATTAGCGGCCTCCAGCAGTCACTGAGTAGGGCTACCTCCGCCGTCTCTTCTTCGACATCTCGGATGGCATCTGCAGGGTTTGGACAGTTGCTTGGACCAATAGCCGGAGTGATCGCCGGTGTTGGCTCCATCACCGCCATCATGGCCGGGATGAAAGGGGCGCTTGATCTTGGGAGTGAGATGGTGGATCTCTCCAACAGGACAGGGATCGCCGTCGAGTCGCTTTACGGGCTGAAGCTGGCATTCAAAGACGCAGGCGTCGATGCCGAGAAGCTCGGCCCATCGGTCAATAAAATGCAGAAGGCTCTGGCGGGGGCCGTCGGTGGTGGCAAGGAGGCAAATGTCCTCAAGGGGATGGGCCTAGATCCACAGGCGCTCGCCTCAATGGATTCCGGCCAAGCATTCGCCAAGATCGGGGCCAGCATCGCTGCTCTGCCAAACAGTACCGAGAGGGCAGCCGCAAGCATGAATCTCTTTGGTAAGGGAGGAGCCGAGATGCTTCAGGTATTCATGGACCCGAACTTCAAGAATGCCGGGAACATTTCCAACACAGCCAAGCTGCTTGGCGAGAACGCCGGGATCTTCGACAAGGCAAGCGATTCATTGGGTCATGTCGGCCCCAAGTTACAGGGGCTTTTCGTCGGCATGGCTGCCGGGGCGACTGGATTCCTGGATCAAATAGCCAACGGCATCGACTCCATCGACCTTTCTGGAATTGGGCAAAGCCTCGGGAATGTTGCCGGAAACTTTTCCACGGACTTCATGGACGAGCTGGAAAAGATCGGATCTTTCCTGGCTGAAATGCTTGCTCTTGCTTTTAGCGGAGATGGTCTGATCGCCTTTGGAGAAGGTCTCCTGCTTGCCGCTTCCAAGATGGGGGATGGACTCATCAAGGCATTCAAGACGCCGCTAGAGTACCTTGAGGCTGGAATGCAACACGCCGTCGAGTTGGTTATGGAGCAACTCGGAAAGATCCCAATGCTTGGAAAGAGCCTTGGCCTCCGTGGATTTGCAGCATCCTCGTTTGATTCCACGCTTTCAGAGGTACAGTCCAGAGGCAATGGGCTGGCAAATGCCACAACGGGAGGGGCAGAGAATAGAGATATAGTCTCCTCTGATTTCAAGGAGCGAGTGGCCCGATTGAAAGAGACCGCCCTTGCATCACTTGCTCCGGTCATCAAAGCAACCTCCGCAACAGAAGCCGCCAACGCAGCCGCGACAGATGCCAACGCAAATCGCGTCACCGGCTCGGCTCCCTTCAACCCCTCCGCAATCGGCATGGCGGCGAAGCAGACAATCGTTGCTGATTCACTTGCAAAGGTCGGCGGCGGCGGTTTTTCAGTCGGACCATCAAGCGACCCGATCCTGGAAGAGAACAAGCGGCAGACCAGCCTCCTCGCTCAGATCGCTCAATCCATCAAAAGCCCCTCCTCGAATGGTGCCGCCAGCTTTGACGGCCTCACCGCTTAATCTTTATGTCTGACGTCATCGTTTCCAAATCTGCGACATGGGATTCCAAGATCGGGAATTTCATCACCACGACGACACTGGAGAACCTGACCGCATTCCCTGCGATCCCTGCTGGAGCCATCGACGTCACCAAGTCGGTCGAGGGTGGCACCTACCGGGTCAGCTACAAGGACAACGGCGACACGACCGGCGCGGGCGGCGGTGGCGGTGCCGCCTCATCCTACAACTACGAGTGCCACACTTCCGTCTCCACGGAGCCTCTTCTCACCTTTGGCTCCTTTCAGTCTGGGGGAGCATGGGCGCTCTCCGACGATGACAAGACGAAGATCAAGGAAGCTGAAGCAGATCCGACTAAGTGGAAGGACCACGCTGCCGGAACAGGAGGCCTCGCTCAGTACGCCACATTCATCCTGGCGGGGATTGAATCCTTCTATGCTCCCACCGTGACGCTCACGATCACCGATGACGAGAGCAGCGTCCCTGCCCTATCTGACCTTGGGAAAATCGCTTCCGGCCTGAGTAACGCCCCCACACTTCCGTCAGGTGGGGACTGGCTCTTCTCAGGGTGCAACTTCTCCGCCCTCCAGAATGGCAAGTGGCGCATCTCGCGTGAGTATCGGGCCAGCGGTAAGGGCGGCTGGGAGTCTGAACTCTACGGCTAGGCCTTTCAGGTCACTTACGGCATGAAACGGCTTCCTCGGCTCTCCAAGTCCGGCATCCTCACTCCCTCGCAATGGGAGGGCGTGGCGCGGGTAATCGAGGATAACTTCCGCGAGGCCACCCTCCAACCGGGAGTCGGTTACACCGTGACCAACAGCCCCGGCGGAGCCTCGCTTGTGGTCAAGGCGGGAGCAGGCGCGGCGGCGGTGGCGTCGGGACTACCTTTCCAACTCATCGTCACGACCGACCCTGCTGATACAAGCTCCCCACCCGCCCCAATGATTCGAGTCATCCCATCCTCCCTCGCTGGAGGGAGTATGACCGATCTAGGGTTCAGCCTCGGCGATGACCCCCCCTACTTCCTTGAGCCGACTGAGGGCCTCCTAGTCGGCGGGATCACATGGGGGACAAGTGACGGACAAGTCACGTCCCGCTGGCTGGAGATTCTCACAGAACTTCCAGCCGCCGAGGATGGCACCGACTACGTTGAGATCGGGACGGTGCATTGGGCGAGCGATGACAGCGCAGCCGGTGGGAAGTGGGTTGTCACCAACACCCGCTATGGCCCTGTGTATGCGATCATCTTCAGGGATTGGGGGGCAGCTTCGCCTCCTTACTTCCGGGCCAACTTCCCGAACACGCTTTCCGTGTCCGCTGGCTAAAGTCTAAAGTCAGATGTCCGAGACAACCTACCTCTCGACCTTAGTATCTCCGCCGTGGGCCTGCGACCTCCCGCTCGATCCGATTACGGCCCCCCCCGAGCTGGAAGTTGAGCAGGAGATAGTCACTGACCTGAATGGGTGGGGTTTGACTATTTTGGTGGCAAACGGCGCGGGTCAACTAGTAAATGGCTCATCCACTATTACTTACAACGTGAAAGCACGTTATCGCCTCCGCCACATCGCGGAAGGGACGGGATATTTGAAGGTCTGGATCAGTGAAGCAGTCGGGGTTCGGTCTATTAATTCATCGTTCCAGTATGAATGGGCATATACCACAACAGAACTGGAACCTTATGTCTGGACAGGGACGCTCGCCGACCCTCTGGGTTCGATTTTCTCCTCGGAGAATCAAATCGGAGAATGGGGTGACTGGCTCTATGCCGACACGCCAGCGACCCCTGGGGGAGCGACGACTAGGGCGCGCTGGATAACAAACTACTCCTATGTCCCCGGCTACGAGCCTGACTTGAGCAATCCAGAGAACTGGCAGCAAAAGGGATTCCCCGATCCGGCATGGGCGCCCCTTTGACATCGCTCGCTCTCTTGTGAGCTGCGACACCACCCCCTCCTCTGATTTCGAGCCGATCATCTGCGGGGCCGACTACGCCTACGACCTTGAGGTGAGCGAGATCATCTCCCCGGCTACGACAGCAACGCCGGTCAACCTGACAGGGGCCACCTTCCGCGCCCAGCTCCGCCGCGCCCCAGCTTCGACCACGATTCTGGCAACCTTCACCGCTGCGCTGCCCTCGCCGACTCTTGGCAAGGTGAGTTTCTCCCTCGACAACTCCATCACCTCGACGCTCCCCGCCACCTCGTGCGAGTCGGGATGGGCACACGATGTCTTTGCTGACTTGGCTGATGGTCGGACGCTAAATCTTGTCCCGCTGACCTACCTCTCCGTCACCCCTGCTGCTTCCCGCTAACCGACCATGAGCAGCACGATCCTCGTCACGATCACTCCTCGCGTCTCGACCTCGACCGTCCTCCGTACCGGCACGATCGGCTTGACGGGAGCGACAGGAAGCCAAGGAATCCAAGGAATCCAAGGCATTCAGGGCGCAATCGGCCTGACAGGACCGCAAGGCATTCAGGGGGTCCAAGGCATCAAAGGCGATACCGGCCTGACGGGAGACACTGGCCCCCAAGGCATTCAGGGTGACCAGGGCGATACAGGTCTAACAGGAGCCACTGGCCCAGCCGGTGCTGGTGGGTTGACCACCGCAAACACTTGGACCGCCAATCAAACATTCTCTGGCACCGCGAACACCGCGCCGAATCAAACGGCAGCGAGCGGGTCGAGTCTGATGACGAGGGATCTGGTGGGCTACGAAGCCCTGTTCCAAAACGGCGAGGTATTCCTTGCTCACCCACTGCCCGCAGTGGGTCAAGCTGGATTAGGTGCTGGCTCCGCAGCAAGTGCTGGCGACCGCTACGCGAATGTGATCTCTGGGAGTGCAGTTAATGGTTATGGCCGCGCCTCCATTTACCGTTGCCTCACAACGGTTCCATCCATAACAGGCACAGCGATTGATTTCAGCAAAAAGATGGGAGTCTCTCTGCGTTGTATGTCCACCCTCGCGATTGGTTCTGACCCGAATAGCCGCGCCAGAATTATCTTCGGCGGGAATGGAGGAGTCCCCGCAACAGCCGACGCCAATGCGTTGACCACTCGCGGTTTCGGGCTGGAAATGGGCAACCCAACGTCCACAGGGCATAGTGGTCGCCTCTTCGCTCACAACGGCACCACCTACACCACGGGGGCTTGGTTTCCACTCTGGAGCGGAAATCCTGCGGGTGTGTATCCGCTGACTTTCATCCTCACCAGTGACGGGGCTGGAACGATCACCCTCTATTACTCGCTTGCATGGGCAGGCTCGCGATCAAACCTCTCCACCACCTCAATCAGCGGTGGCCCGACAGTTATGACGGGTTCGCTCGCGTGGCTCGACATTGTGGCCGTGAATCCCTCTACAGGGACCCCCGTCTCCATGACATTTTCTGTCCCGTCCATTCCTGTTCTCTTCGTCAAATGACCTTAATCTTCACCCCCTCCAGCCTGACCAAGTTCGGTACGAACGGAGCCTACAGCTACTCCCAAGACATCCCCCTCACTGGCGACCTCGCCAGCGTCTCGGCTTCCCTCCTCACTTGGCTCTCCTTGCAGCTTGAAGCTGGCGAGACCGTCTCCCAAGTCGTGCTGGAATCATCTGGCAGCATCACTCTGGAGGATGAGACCTCCCGCCCCTCCCTCAACGCCGCCGTAAGCGTAACCGCGCCGCTAGGTCAACGTACCTTCTCGATCTCCAGCGAATCTCTCCCCTCTGATCTCCGCGACGGGCTTCTCTCAGCGTGGGTTTCTCTCTCATGAGTGATCTCCTCAAATGGACTGACCTAGCCTTCAAGGCGCTCCCGGCTGTCGGCGTCGTGGCCTTCCTCCTAATCTCTCAGTCCTTCGTGACGAGAAACGAATACATGGCGACCGCCGAGCGTTTCAGCGGACGCATCGAGGCCGTGGAAAAACTCCTCATCCGCATGGAGTCGAGCCAAGAGACCGACAAGAGGCACGACCTCCTACTGGCCGACCATGAGTCACGGATTCGGGGGCTGGAGAAGCACTAGACTGAGTTTTCCCGCAGAGGCGTAGGGGCGCAGAGATATTTTAAGCTGGATCATCTAACGCAAAAGAACCGTTTCATCATGAACGGGAATGGGAGTTCAAATTTCCCTCCGACTCATTTACAAGACCTAAACACGTATCAATATCTGTCGAGGTTTTGTAATTAAGGCAGATTCATCCTTCCCATCTGCGCCTCTGCGCGAGAACTTCTCCACGATTCTTTGACAGGCCGTCCTTCCTTGTGAAGATCCTCGGCCTCCTTGCTCGCCACTTCCTAGTCTGCCTCGCCTATTGGTGGGTTGAGACCCAGATCAGATTTCATTACTGGCTCCTCCGGTTGTCGGGCCTCTTTCTATTCGCCTTCATCCTCACCGGCTGCGCGACAGCACCGCTTCCGCAAGCCACCTACGCCCCCAGCTCCTCCGCAGTCCTTCGTGCGGTGACCGCAGCCAAGCAATCAGCCTCCGCGCTCCAGCACCAAGTCTCCACCCCCGAGGGCATCCGCACCCTCTCCGCGCTGAATGCCTCCCTTGACTCCTCCTTGACTGAAGTCGCTTCGTACTCCGCCAAGGTGGACGCCGTGAGCGTGGCACTCAGCAAGGCCGAGGAAAGCGCAACCTACTGGAACTCCAAACACTCCTCCTGCCTCCGCGAGCTTTGGTTCTGGCGGCTTATCATCCTGACGCAGATCGGCTGCGTCGCGGGGTGGATTGCCTTCAAGGGTGGCCTGAAAACCTTCCTCCCATGATCCATCTCCTCGCCTGTTTTCTGGCGGGGGCAGTCGGGATGCTGGTGATGTTCATCGCCATCTGCCTCATCCCTGAGATCGAGGAGTTTTTCTCCCGCAAGAAATGAACGCTCTCTCCTCACTCCTGACGGATGCCCCCGGAACCCTCTCGATGACGAGGCTTTCTCTCTTAGTCGTCCTGGTACTCATCGCCGTCGCTGTCGGTCGCTGGCTTCTCACCGGCGCAGACATTCCACACGGGATCGGCAGCCTGCTTGAGATCACGCTCGCCACGACAGCCAGCGCCAAAGTTGCGCAGAAATTCGCGGAGACAAAGCAACCATGACCATTGCCGACATTCTGAGCGCCACGAACACGGCGGGATATTCCAGCCGCTTCCGCCGCTGGCTTGCCTTCTCGCTGAAATGGGAAGTCGAGACGGACAGCGATGGTCAGATCCGCACCGAGAATGTACCGGGGGACTCAGGTGGCCTGACCTTTGCAGGCCTCACGGAAAGGGACGACGGCATGACGCCTGACGTTACGCCGATCTGGATTGCCTACACCTACCGAGAGAAATACTGGATCAAATCGCAAGCCGAAGCCCTGCCCTTGGCTGTCGGAGAATGCGTCGCCAACTACGCTCTGAACTGCGGCCCCACCCGCGCCGCCCGATTCCTCCAGACCGCCCTCCTCGATTTCGGTGCCAAAGTCACAGTTGACGGAATCTTAGGAACACGCTCCCTTTCCGCAGCGTGGAAAGTTCCCTCCTCGAGGGAGTTGGCCATCGCCGTCATCAGCAAGGGGAATGCCTACTACCGTGGCATCGCCACCGGCGAGCGGGAGAAGTTCCTCCGAGGTTGGCTCAACCGGAGCGCAGACCTCCGCGCCACCTTCTGCGTCTGACTTTAGACAAGCCGCATTGTCTAAACCCTGCTTGTGGCAAACATCACTCATCGCTGGAAGCGCCTCATGGCGGTTTCGTGCAGTCACGCTAAATACTGCGACAAAGAAGCATGGGCTGCGGTGCTGAAGTTCAAGACTGCATTTAAGCCAACGACCACAATCCACTGCGGCGACTTCGTGGATCTCACCTCCCTCATGGGTGGAGCGAAAGGATGCAGCGAAGCGGAGCCTCTCATCCCCGACATCGACACCGGCCTCCAGCATCTCCGGGAGCTACGGCCTCAGATCGTCCTCTGCGGCAACCATGAGGTGAGAGCCTTCAAGCTCCGAGGATCGCCATCAGCGCCGGTTGCCTACGCCTCCTACAAGATCGTCGAGGCGATGGAGCAGACGTGCCAGAAGCTCAAGGCGAGGCTCGTCCCTTACGATGGGATTTTCCAGATGGTTGACGTTGCGGATGTGGGATTTTCCCACGGCAGTATTTTTAACGAGATGGCATCCCGAGACATGGCGGAGATGGCCTGCAGCTCCACCCGCCGCAAGGTGGTATTCGGTCACACGCACAAGGTCAGCATTCAAAGCGCGAGGACGATCAACGGAGGCACCGGCTACAACATCGGAACACTAACCCAGCGGGGAGGGATGGACTACGCCAACACCCGCAGGGCAACCCTCGCGTGGACGCAGGCCTTTTTATGGGGGGAATACTGCGAGGAGCTAAATCAATCCTCTTTGCAGATCACTCAGCGCAACCCCGGCGATGCGTGGCGCTTGCCTTTTTGACCATGAAGAAAAAGACGCCCACCCCAAACGATTGGCTCGCCGTTCTCGCGGCGGCTGGAAAGAAAACTCCAGACATCATTCCTCCCGGCTACCAGACCATTGAGGAAATCGCCAAGGAGACACGCAAGAGCGTCACGATGACTCGCCTCCACATCAAACAGGCCAGAACACTTGGCTTGATCGAGGAGTTAAAACTGAAGGTCGGCGATGGCGAAGGGAAAATCTACCCGACCACTCATTACAAAATCAAATGAGTGACGCCACCCAGGACGATCACAAAGGGCGACTCGCCGCGATGAAGCAGGCGCGGGACATCCTCGTCGAACATTTCGATATGGGCTTCATCGTTGTATCCCACCTCGAAGAGGGGGCCACCCGCTTCGCACGTACTGAATGGGGCAACAAGTTCGGCATTGCCAAGCTCGCCCTGGACTACGCCGACGGCGAACTGGAGCCGATGCTCGATGAGGGGGAAGGCGAGGGGAGTGGCGATCCCGATGAGGATGAGGATGAGGAAGGCTGGAAGAAAGCCACCTAAATCCCCGCTTACTTCTTCGGCTTCTTCCCGTCAGGATCTGTGAACGGGTTGAACTCCCCCGCCTCGATCCGGTCCATCCCCGCAATGATGGCTATCCTGTAGAGATCTGACTCCTCCAAGGTACTGCGAGCTGCCACCTTCCGAACACGGTCAATCAATCCCTGCGGAATCCGCAACGTCTTGACGATGTTCTTCTGAGTCATGCCGATTACTTTGCCCGTCCAGTCCTCCTTGTAAAATTGTATTGCGGTGCATGGTCATTAAACTACAACTGACGACACCCATGATGGGGGACTATACCCCAGACTTCTTCTTTCGCAAATCGGGCGTCGGCGGCTCCGCAACCCTTAACTTCATCACCGGTCCCGAGTAGTCAATCGGGTACTCAATCCGAGGGGTGCCGAGGTTGATCTGATCCTCCCGAATTAACCTTGCCACATACTGGGGCATGGAGAGATCCATCTCTTGGGAACGGCCACGCAAATAGCCGACCAGTTCCCGAGGGATCTGGACGGTAAAGAGTTTCGCAGCGGGGTTCGTAGGCTTGGCCATGGGGATAAACTTCACCCCTTTTTGACACTCCTTCAAATTTTATCACGATTTTTCATAAAATCCGTTGACGAATAAGGAAACTCCTTATACAAATCTAAGCACTTCGACATATGAACAACACGGAACTCCTCAATAAATCTCAGTTAGCTAAGAGTTTAGGCCGCTCCAAGGGCTACGTCTCCGCAATGGTGAAGCGCGGATTCACCACGCCCTGCGGTCGAACCACGCTCAAAGCCGCCATGACATGGATGGCAGAAAATCCCGACTTCCGCGTGGCCGATGCCTACGGCCCGAAGATCACCCCCAAGGTCAGCCAAAAGAAATCTGCTTTAGGAACTCGGCAGACTGCGACGGCTTGACCCTCTGGTACAACCGATGAACCGCCGGACCACTATGATGCACAAAGGCCATGGCCACCGCCTGGGGGACTCCCGCGAGTGCCGCCTTGGTGATCCATGTGGCTCTCAGGCCGTGGTGGACCTTGGCAATGCCGAGCTGATCGAGGAAGCGGCGCATCTTGATCGAGTTCAGCAGGGCCACGTCAGCCAGCGTGGTCTTTCGCTCCTTTCTCCTCGCCTCGACAATCGGCTTAAGAAGGACGGCAGCGCGGGGATCAAGCGGCTGCACCCAGTCGGCTCGCTTGCCTTTCATCACCTCCTTGGGCCAGTAGATCATGCCTCCCTCAAAGTCGATGGCACTAAGGGGCACCTGAACCTGACGCCCTCGAGCTGCCTGATAGGCTCCGAGGATCAGGGCGACACGAATCCACGCCCGATCACCCCTCAGACCCTCGCTGGCGGTGAGGGCCTTGGCAAACTCCTCGTCCGTCCAAGGTTCGTATTCCCTGCGAGGCTCACTCTTCCAGCCCAGCTTATCCGTCACGATCTCACGGCAGTGACCGCGAGCCTTGGCCTCCTTCAAGATCACGCCGAGCGTCCGGATCTCGCCGATCACCGTATTGATTCGGGCACCGAGGTTCCTGAGCTGCGCGTCGGGATCGCGCCACGCCCTGTAGTCGGAGAGGGAAGTCCTTGTGATGTCGAGCGGATGACGGTGGCCTTTGGCCTCCATCCACTTGCTCAGGTGCCGCCACTGGCGCTGGTACACGGAGAGAGTGGTCGTCGTGCTGCCTCCGTACTTCTCCAACAGCCACGGCTCCACCCAGTGGGCGAAGTCACCGGAGAGTTCCCGCTTCCCACCACTCATCTCCTCGAGGGAGAGCCGAGCGCACAAAGCGAGAGCCTTCCGCTCCCCGGCGCGGTCGCCAACCTTCCACTCAGTGCGCTCCCTGACCCACTTGCCAGCAACCTTCCGCTGAATCCAGATCATCGGGGACGTCTTTCGGTAGTAAATTTTAGCCATGTTTGTGTCCCATGTGTCCCAAATCTGAGTAAAAAAAACAACGAAAAATGAAATCCTACAGAGAAAAAATGAAAAACAAAGAAACCCACCCACAGACTCTAGATCTGGGTTCGATTCCCGGCGGGGTCAGTCTGAATGAGCCTCTAGGGGCGTTTTGTCCCAAGGTTGTCCCAAATTTTAGGGCAGGGAGGGGCAAATGATGGCCCTCATCTTTTTTGTGATAACGGCGGTTCTCTGCCTTGGTAGGAGGGAGTTTGCGGAGGTTCTGGCCTCTTTCATGGGGAGGCTCAAGTGAAGGACGCTACTCTTTCGGCTGCGCTGCGCTCGGTGGGAAAGCGGGTTTATTCACCTGGGCGCTGGGTGGAGCCGGTGGCTCTTCAGCCTTGGCCTTCGCTGATCTCACGTCTTTTCCCTTTTGGGATGGCGACTCCTCCTCGTCTGGTCAGGCAGCCTTTGGGCCAGAGGAGGTACAAGTGAGCGACTGTGGCCGCTTTTACATCGCTCTGGCAGCGGGGGCTACTCTTGTGATGGCTTGGAATTTCCTTCGGAAGGGAGGTGGACGGTGAACGGGGTGCTGATCTCGGCCACCGGTCAGGTGGCTCTCTGCGACATCTGCGTGGAGATCCCCGCCACGGTAGTCCATGAGAACACTTACCATGTCTGTCCGGAGTGTCTCGGCCATCTGGCCGCTGCCGGGAGTGCTCTGGAGAGAGTCGGCCTGACGGAGATGGATAGCTGTCTGGCTGAACTCTATCGGGCGAAGGCTCACTGCAAGCGGAAGTTCACGTCGGGAGGTGCCGCATGATCTCGGCATCCCCCCAGGCAGCAGAGGCATTCATGGTTCGTCAGCGGGACGAGATGGAGGCAGGCATTCATGCCCCTGACTATGCCTCGGCGATGGATCTCAAGTGGGCGCTTGAAAACAAAGATGATCCAGAGGCGCAGGAGATTCTGGAAAACCATGAGTTCACCTCACGGGAGGGAGTTTCTGGGAATGTGCTTCTGAAAACATTGGAGGCGCTCATCCCAGAACGGGATGAGAACGGAAAGACATTCGGAGGATTAAATTCAGCGATCCCGCAGGCCGTAGGAGTCAGGGTTCTGACGTTGCTTCATATGCTACAGAGCAGTCGTTGTGAGCTTGGGGCCATCAGTATGAACGAGATCGCAAAGAAAACCCGCCTGAGTAGAGCCATCTATTGTCATTGGGCGAAGCACTTTGAGCGCATTTGGGGAATCCATAGCCGGGGGATGAAGGGCACCGAGGCCAGCAAGATCTACAAGACAACATCCAAAAAGGGATGGGAAACGCGCCGGAAAAAACAAACCAAACCAACTGCAGTGAGCCACCGCCAAAAACTGAAGGATTACCTTAAAAAATCAAAGAAATGAACCAACAACTCACACTAATAGAAGGGAAGATAACCTATTCCATGGAAGGGGCAGTCATTGATCCAACGACATCCCGCGAGGAGCTGAAGGACGGGTGGATGAAGGTGAAGGCCCTCAAGGCGGCATCCGTCAAGATCGAGAACGACCTCAGATTATTTGCCTTCGAGTCATGGGGGCCCGATGAAGCCGTGTCCATCGAGGGTGAGATCATCACGGAACTGGGGTTCCTTGTTAAGTTTCTGAAATCAGAGTCAGAAAAGGATCACTCGTTCGATCTGCCCACTACGGACGCATTCATTAAGTCGCTCGATAAGCTCGCCCCCCGGTGGGAATGGGCAATCAAGCAGGGGAACGTAGAATATCTTCAGACTGTCCATAGGGCTCTTGCGGCTGCGGTAGAAATCCATCATCGGATCGGCCGCTTCCTCCACGTCAACAGGAGTTCCAACTGATGAAGAAGCCGAAGCCCATTGAGTGGTACTCATCGGAGTTCCAGCCTGACCGTCCGATCTGCGTCCTGGCATGGGATGAGGAATCCCACTTCATTGCTATCTTCGAGGATGGTGAGTGGATCAACGCCCACACCAGCGATCCCATCGACTCGTACATCACGCATTGGGCCCATCTACCTGAACCGGAGGCTCCCGCTGAGTGGGGGAACTAATTATGGACTCTGGAATTCAAGATCTCGTCGATCTGGTCTCGGCGCTGCGGGCGGAGGTGAGGCGGCTCCGGGCGGCTGCCGGTCATGTGCTGGACAAGTCGTCGTTCAACTCCTCGGAGGAACTCGCGGAACTCGGTGGCGCGATGCGGAAGCTCCAGATCGAGCTGGACCGCTTTGCCCCGTCGATGACTCCCGAGGCCTCCAAGGCTAGGAAATCCTCCCGATGAGAAAGATTCATCCTGATGACGGGCTGGTGGAGTTGGCGGAGGCAATCATTCTGCAAGCGGTGGAGGATTACGTCCACCTGTCGGAGAAGAAGATCATCCGGGGTCGGGAGGTCGATGTCTCGGCGTGGGCGCGGCGGACCTTCGGCCATCGTGGCTACTGCAAGCCGCTCGGCTATGCCTCGGCCTCGGAGGCGCTGGAGCTGATCGCGTGGCTGGCTGGCAATGGGCTGGAGTATCTCTGCAATCTCACCAACCACCACGCCTGTCGGATCAGGAAGCGGATCGGGATGGTGCCCTCTTCGGTGGCTCCGCTAACGATGGTGGAGCTGGATCGGTTCCATAGGGCCTCGGCCACGTTCAAGATGTGGGAGCACCGGAAGACGGAATCCACGGACGAGGGAGGTGCCCTGTGAAGGCGGGCGATCTGGTGACGATGAAGTCGTCGGGCCGTCTGATGAAGGTGCTCCAGGTGCATGTCAAGACGGGGCAGCTCTGTGTGCTGCCGGCTGATACGGGCAAGTCGAATATCGGTCTCTGGGTGAAGCTCTCCGACCTCGAGGTGCCGGGCCTGCGGTCTAAAAACTCAAGCCTCTCTATCTGATTAATATGGAACTCAGGAACTCAGGAAATGAATCAGATACACCGCGAACGGATGCGTTTCTGTCTGAACCTAACAGCCTTCAGCCTAAACCGCTAACAGTCTCCCCTGTATGAGTATGACCATCGCCGAAAGGGCTTCGCGCTATGTCTCGCGCATGGATGCTGCGGTCTCTGGATCGGGGGGTCATGATGCGCTCTTCTCAGTGGCCTGTGCGCTGGTCCATGGGTTCGCCCTGGGTGAGGGGGAGGCGATGGCGCTCCTCTCGGAGTATAATCTGCGCTGCGCTCCCCCGTGGTCGGATCGGGATCTGGCCTATAAGCTCCGCTCGGCTGCGGGTAGCTCTTCCTCGAAGGGGACAGGCTATCTGATCGGAGAGAACCGGAGACCTGAAACCGGAAACGTGAAACCTGAGTGGTCGGCCCCGGAGCCGGTGGAGAAGGTGAGCTTCGACCCTGCGGCCCTTGCGGCTCTGGCGGGGGAGTTCCGCCCCCGGCTGGATTGGTTCGCCTCGCGCTCGTATGCCGACCCAGCGCTGCTGGATTCGGCGGGCTTCCTCTCGCTCCTTTACTCGGGGGAGAAGGTGCTGATTTTCTCGGATGATCGCTCGCAGGGTCAGGCTCTCTGGCCGGATGAGGCTGTCCCTGCTGCCGGGCACCGTGGGATGTGGTATCTCGCGAACCCTGTCTCGGGTGAGTCGTACCCGAACCCGCGCACAGGGAAGCCCTCCCGACGCTCGGAGGAGTCTGTCACTCGCTGGAAGTATGCTCTCCTCGAATCTGATGAGGCCGATCCGCGCCTCTGGCTGGCTGCCCTGGCGAAGTCCACTCTGCCGATCTCTGCGATCTACTCGTCGGGGGGTCGGTCTGTCCACGCTCTGATCCGTGTGCCGGGTGCTGGCACTGGGATGTCGGCTCTCTCAGGCCCCTCATCGAAGGTGGAGTGGGATGCCTGGGCGCGGTCCATGAAAGACTCTCTCGCTCGGATCGGTGCCGATCCAAAGGCACTGACGGCTGTCCGGCTGACGCGGCTGCCGCAGCAGTACCGCGCGGAGAAGGGGCAACTGCAAAAGCTGCTCTATGTGAATCCGTGGCCTCCCTTCGGTGAGAGGATCATGGATCGGCCTCCTGTCCGGGATGCGCTGCGGGATGCGGTGGAGGCTGCCAAGGCGGCTGTCCACTCGGAGGATGCGGAGCAGATGCGCGGCTGCGCGGAGAGGCTGGAATTTTACGCACCATGCAACCCGAAGTTCCCCGCGATGGCGGAGGAGCTACGACGGGATGCGCAGGTGCTCTCGGACCTCCACTCCCAGTAGTGGGAGGGAGTGAATCCGGAAGGCTGAAAGCTGAAAACTAAATAGCAAAAATTTGACTGAAGAAAGGAACACACATGATGACTGAAAATACTAATGACTCCCCCCCCTCCCTGCCTCCATCCCCGGCTGGGAATATCTCCCCCGGGGGAGGCCCCCTCGATCTCCCTCAGATCGAGCTGCCGAGGGTGGGTCGGATTCTGAGCGACTTTGCCGCTGATGTCGGGGCGGTGATGGCGACTAATGGCGTCTTTCTCCAAGATGGGCTGCCTGTTGTCCTGGAGCCTCGGACTGATCGGATGTCGCCGCTGACTCCGGCCTGCTTCCGCACCTACGCGGAGAAGAATCTCCGGACGGTGAAGATGGTCAAGATGCCATGGAAGAAGGAGGACGGATCGGATGCCTATGAGGCGCGGCCTGACTCGATGAATAAGATGCAGGCGGAGGCCTGTCTGACCTCTCACCAGTTTCTGGAGATCCAGAGGCCGCTGCGCCGAATCTCGCGGGTGCCGGTCCCGATCTTCCGAGATGGACTGCTCACTCTCCAAGGCCCCGGCTATGACGAGGTGACCAAGATCCTCGTCAAGGAGGCGTAATGTGAAAGGCGGAGAATGATAAATGAAAAAAATTATGAATGATGAAATACCAACAACTGAGACGCCGAGGACGGATGCCTGGGCGACCTATAACGGAGTCACTGGGATCATTTCGTGGAGTCGCTCGGCCGCATCGATGAGGTCCATGGCGTACCTCAAGTTAAGCTGGTCGATGGAGAGCTTGTACTCATGGAGGCCGGTTATGATGCCTCTCTTCGCGTCTTTACCTTTGATTTATGACAACCAACGAACCATGCCCTCACCATTCAATGCCAGTAGTCAAGGATTCCTTGACACCTAATTCTGACACACCACGAACGGATGCCATGCCCTCCAATCAGTCTATGCTTACGGCACAATCCGATCCAGTTGAGCTATATCAACAGTTATGCAACAAAATGACCGCCAAACTAAACACAGCCTTTCATAAGGGGCTGGATCAGATCCATGTTAAAGGATCAGACACACCGCGCACCGATGCCGCACAGCTTTGGCATTTTGACGAACCAGTAGTTCCAAAGGGATTTGCCTGTGAACTAGAGGCAGAAGTCGAGTTTTGGAAAGCCAAAACCTACGAAGCAGAGCAATCGGAAGGCAAGCACGAGGCCGAGGTCGAGAGGCTGAAAGGTATAGTCAAAGCGCAACAAGACGAGCTAGAGGAGATTTTCTTCGCCCTTGGTACAAACGAGGGTCACTCCCTTGTTGACCAAATCTTAACTCTAACGGCAGAGGTCGAGCGGCTTCGGGCAATGGTAATTGAAGCCGCCCACCTTGGAGATGCCAGAGCGTCCAACTTCAAAGACAGAGCTGAAAAAGCCGAATCCCTATTGACTCAAATCCAAGCATTCACAGAAGCCCTCAACCCTAAAATCAAATGATGTTCCCCAAATTAATACAGATGGCGTACAGGCGAGATAAGCTAGAGGCCGAGGTCGCAAAATTAAACCGCCTAATGGTTGGCTGGAAGCAACGAGCAACAATGTCGGAAACGGATCTGGAAGCATCAAAGGCCGAGGTCGAGAGGCTTCGATCACAGCTTAACAGAGCCGTTGAGATTGCTGACTCTCTCATGGTTTATTTCCGCAGTTCAGACAACTGGAATGAAGCCGAAGCAAGACTCGCTGCACTCAAGGCTGAAATAAGAATCACCTCTATTTCAGAAAGTGCCGACAACTTGAAATAATATGACCTATGATTTAATGCCGAAGGAGGCAGCCGTTGATTACATCGCGGATCTCCTCCATGAGTTCCCCTTCGCCGATGACGGGGGACGTTCTCTCTCCTGTCAGGTGGCGGCGATGGTGACACGCTTTGCCTCTTCCCTGCTCAAGGAGGAGGATCAGGTGCCGCTGGTCATCTGGAATGCCAATGGTCCCGCCGCAGGCAAGTCTCTGCTGGCGATGGTAGTGGAGGTGCCGGTGAGGGGATTTGCCTCGATGCGAGCACTCCCGGAGGAGAAGGAGGAACTCCAGAAGGTGCTGGACTCGGAGGTGCTGGCTGGATCGGACGCGGTGATCTTTGACAATGTGAAGGATAAGATCGACTCGGCCTATCTGGAGCAGTTTGCCACGTCTTCGGTGGTCTCGGTGCGGCGGCTGGGATCCTCGGCCAAGTATGAGGTCGCAAAGCAGACGATGCTGATGTTCACCTCGAACCAGGCGGAGGTCTCGTCTGACATCGCTCGCCGGGCGATCTTCATTGATCTCTTCCAGAAGGAGGCCGATCCGCAGGCCCGCAAGATCGAGAGGCCTATGGGCGCTGAGTATCTCGCGCGTCCGGAGGTTCGCTTCGCGATTCTCTCGGCTCTCTGGTCACTCGTTCATGCTTGGGACAAGGCCGGTCGTCCTCCCTGCTCGTCGCGGCTCGTAGGCTTCGAGGGGTGGAGTAAGGTGATCGCGGGGATCGTGGAGTTTGCAGGGTTCGGTGATCCGCTGCGGAAGCCCGACTCGGAGGACTTCGGCGATCCTGACGCTGCCGATATGCGCGATCTCGTGAAGGTGATGGCGGAGGGGGTCTTCCGCGACGGTCTGGAGTATATGTGCCGCGCAGGCGTCTCCTTCGATGACGTGATCTGGATCTGCCGCGACCGGGGGCTCTTCGATGAGCAGATCAAGGGGAAGGTGGACAGGGAGACGAAGGAGTTTGAGATCTATTCCTCCTCGAGGACGAAGATGTCCCGGCTCTTTGCCCGGTACAATGGCCGCGTCTTCCGCTTCGGTGAGGAGCTGGGTACGATCAAGCTGGAGCGAGTAGGTGGCAAGAACGACCGCAAGTGGCGCGTGAGCTAAGATCATCATACTTCCGCAAGAGATCACCCTGTGCATGGCTGCGGCCTTATTGCACAGGGTTTTCCTTTTCATGGCACTCGTCACGGCAGGGTGCGCTCCCGATAAACTGATGCGATCTGATGCGGTTCTCGGAGCCTATACATCCGGACTTATTGACGGTGCTACCGCAGGCCATCACGCCGCTGCCGATCGTCCCACGCCCTTTGGTCCGTCGAAGGAATGAGGACGATGATCGTCCTGAGAATGCCATGGAATCCGGAAGAAGGGCATGGGTTTCAGCTTGGCGCTCACATTCGGGACGATCATCGTCCTCCTCGGGACGATGCTTCCACACCATCTCCTGCACCAGAAGGTACTTACCAACAGTCTTTTATATCTCTCTTAAGGAGATAAGGACGATAATAACTGCTACCAGCTAGTTTTTCTTTCCCCTCATCGAATAGGAACAGGGTGCAAACCACGGAAGAACGTCCTCATCGTCCTTCGGCCCCCGTGGTAAGGAATCTTTTTATACTCCTAATTACTCCTTGGATTTC